CTAAAAATAGAGTTCGGTGGCAAGGTTGCCGTGGACATAGTAGCACACGGCTTTGCGCATGAAATGCTCGGTGACACCGAAATACTCTGCCAGTTCCCAAAGTTCTGTACAGCCGCTGGCGATCGCATCGTCCAGGGCGGATACCGGGATCAGTTTCTGGATCGCCCATTTGTCTGCCCGGTTTTCGTGGCGCTGCCGGTGTTCCACTGCGGCGTGGATGTTGTAAAAACTGCCGGTGAGGCAATGCCCCAGTTCATGACTCAGGTGCACACGTTCCCGACAGCCGCTGTTTTCCAGGCTGGGGTCCATGCCTATGGCGCAGTTGCCTGCTTCGTCCATGACGGACATAGAGCCGCACAAGGGCATAGGGAAGGCGCATACATCAATATTCTGTTGTCTGGCCAATTCATAAAGCCCTTGGGTCTGCATAGCGGTAGTTCCTTTCCTGAGGGACAAATTCCGGTTTATCGAGCCGTTTATCAACGGCTCAGTGCAGAGTGCAGAGTGCAAAGTGCAAAGTTAATGTGTCGGCTTCGCCGACTATTTAAATCATTTGCGTTAGCAAATACCACAACTGTGCACTGTGCACTGTGAACTGTGCACTGCGAGCGATAGCTCGTCAAACCGGAATCTGTATGAGGGCCTGCCGCGTTAGCGGTGGGCCGTTATTTGTGCTTGAGCGCCTCTCTGTGCTTGACGAATTTGGCGAATTGCCGCACTTCCTCGTACATCTCGTCGGTGATCTCGTCGCTGCCACCAAAGAGGGCGAATTTAATATCGTCGGTGGAAGGGGGCGCACTGACCGCCGGTGCGGTGACAGGACCTTCCTCTGCCAGTTCTGCAATGGAAATGCCGAAATACTCGGCGATCTTCTTGGCGGTGTCCATGGTGATGCCCTTGGCACGGCCTTTGCGCAGTTCGGTCATAAAACTGCGGCTCATGCCCAGATCCTGACTCATTTTTGCACCGGAGATGCCCCGCTGCTTTAACAGTTCGTCAATCTTTTTGTACATATCTGCCATTTTGATGCACCTCGTTTTGTACATATTATACAAACTTACAAAAGTTTGTAGGCTAACCCTTGACGATTACAAAAATCAGTGCTATAGTATCACCGTAAGCACAAAACACTGAAACATGATCCCGGGTCGCACCCATAGTATAGTACAAATACTTGTGCTTGTCAAGTGGCGCTTGGTGGTGTTTTCAAAGAGAGTGTACAAAAAAATAGGTCCGTTAAAGCGTACAGTTCTGCTGTTCTCGACACGATCATATCACATCTTGGATCAGAAATTTGTCATGTTTTGCGGGGATTTATCAATTTGATCGTATTTTTTACGAAAGGAGGAGTTTATGGAACCCTGGCAATGGGATGCCCAATATCAGGCATCATGGGAAAGGCGGAAAGCACGGCTGCCCCGGTGCGTTTGCTGCGGTGATCCGATCTGGACAGAGAAGTATCTGGATCTGTCCGCTTTCGGTCTGGAAGGTTACGCCTGCGAGGCATGTATGGAGGAAAACACCGGCTATAGCCAGCATTTGGAAGAAGCCGGCAATTGACAGTTGGCAGTTATTTCAACAGAGGAACAAATTCCGGTTTATCGAGCCGTCGCTCGCAGTGCACAGTGCAGAGTGCAAAGTGCACAGTTGCGGTATTTTTCTTCGAAAAATAATTTAAAAAATTCTGTAACTGCATCACTTTCGTTACCGAGTGACCCCCAACGGTGTTGGATGCCTGACAGGGTTGGTAACGAATTGCCAGCGGGTGCAACCCGCTCGATAAATTGGAATTTGAAGAGGTATCGTTACCGAGTGACCCCCAACGGTGTTGGATGCCTGACAGGGTTGGTAACGAGTTGCCAGCGGGTGCAACCCGCTCGATAAATTGGAATTTGATTGACAGGAGGAGATTTTGTGGAAAGAAAGCAATTTACATTTTATCGGTCCTTTGCCCAGGCAGTTGAACGGATCCAGGATGAGAAGAGTCAACTGCAGGCTTTGTGGGCCATTATCAACTTTGCGCTGAACGGAGAGCCACCGGATCTTGATCAGTTGTCCGAGGGGGCGGCCATTGTGATGACCATAGTGACGCCGGTGCTGGAATCCGCTTGTAAAAAGGCAGAATCCGGGCAAAAAGGAGGCTCTGTCAAGCAAACCGCAAGCAAGAATAAGAACAAGAATAAGGATAAGGACAAGGATAAGGACAAGAATAAGATTAAGATTAAGAACAACAGTTCTATGCCTGCGCAGGGGGATGAGAAAGAAAACGATTTTGATGTTTTTTGGAATGCATACCCCAAGAAAGTTGGGAAAGCCGCTGCCCTGGAGGCGTTTGCGGAAGTGGATGTGCCGGTGGAGACATTGGTCCGGGCGGTCAACCAGCAGATGCGAAGTACCCAATGGAAGAAAGACGGTGGCCAGTTTATTCCCAATCCTGCCCGGTGGCTGCGTCAGCAAGGCTGGGAAGATCAGTTGCCCACAGGGGAAACCCTGCACAGGGGCGCGCGAGGTGTACTGGGGAAAACAGAACTGGAGAATATTCGCATGATCATGGAGCAGTAGGGGAGGTGGTGAAAACGGAAGATGCGTATTTGAAAAAAATGCAGTCGCTGGCCCAGCGGCTGTTGGACCGGCTGGAGACCCAGGTGGAAAACGGTGAGCCGGACCAGGCGGCGATCAAGCAGATCTGCGCCACGATGAAGGATCTGAAGGATCTGATCCAGCCAAAAACCAAGTCCGGTGATACCGGCATCACGGTGGTGCTGGGGGAAGATGCGGAGCAGTTGAGCCTGTAGGGGTGAACTGCATTCGCCCGCGGACCGTCCAGAGGCCGGTCCCTACAAGTGTATTTTCGTAACCGTTCGATAAATGGGAATTTAACGGGCGGATATGGAATCCGCCCCTACCATGCACGCTCACTACGCAAAGGGAAGGGGCATGGGAAAGGGATACGGATTCCTCGGCTACGCTCGGAATGACAGGCGGTGGATGTTGTACGGTGTCCGTCTGCGGGCGGATGTGGGATCCGCCCCTACGGGGGAATATTGGGGGCGGGATTGTAGGGACCGGCCTCCGGACGGTCCGGCAGAACGCGGCAGGAATTTGCCGAAAACCAATGCGAAAACGTAATATTGGTCTGCACGGGCCGTCGAAGGCGCCGGCCCCTACAATTATTAAAATCGTGTTTCGAAAAATACCAGAATTGTCCATTGTCGATAGTCCATTCCGGGCGGATATGGAATCCGCCCCTACGGGGTAAATGTTTGGGGCGGGATGCGTAGGGGCGAACTGTGTTCGCCCGCTGTGTCCGTCCAACCGTGCACGCATAAAAGGCGTTCCGGGCGGGAAACGAGAACGATACCGAGCGGCGCAGGGCAGAAGCGATACGGTATGCACCGTGCACGCATAAAAGGCGTTCCGGGCGGGAAACGAGAACGATACCGAGCGGCGCAGGGAAGAAACGATAATGAATGCACCATGCACGCATAAAAGGCGTTCCGGGCGGAAAGCAGGAACGATACCGAGCGGCGCAGGGAAGAAACGACAATGAATGCACCATGCACGCATTAGAAAGAGGTGATATATACGCAAAAAATTCAAATGCCGGCGCCGTCGGAGAAACAGCGGCAATTCCTGCTGGCCAGGACAAAACACGTTGCCTTTGGCGGTGCCCGCGGAGGCGGAAAAAGTTGGGCGGTGCGGACCAAGGCCAAACTCATGGCGCTGCGCTACAGCGGCATTCGCATCCTCATCGTCCGTCGCAGTTATCCGGAACTGACCAACAACCACATCAATGTCCTCCGGGCAGAACTGCTGGGCATTGCCCGCTACAGCGACAAAGAAAAAGCGCTGACCTTTGATAACGGCTCTACCATCAGTTTTACATATTGCGCCAAGGACCAGGACCTGGACCGGCTGCAAGGTGTGGAATACGATGTGATCTTTCTGGACGAGGCCACCCAGTTGTCAGAGTTTCAAATGCGGACCATCTCCGCCTGCCTGCGGGGTGTCAATGATTTTCCCAAGCGGATCTACTACACCTGCAACCCCGGCGGCCAGGGGCACGCATATATCAAAAGGCTGTTCATCGACCGGGATTTTCAGGAAGGGGAAAATCCGGAGGACTACACATTCATCCAGAGTCTGGTGACAGACAATACGGCCCTGATGCGGTTTCAGCCGGACTACATCAAGCAACTGGAAAATCTGCCGCCAAAACTGAAAAAAGCCTGGCTGCACGGTCAGTGGGATATTTTCGAGGGGCAGTTTTTCGAAGAATTCCGGGCAAGACCCGATCCGGAAAAGTGCGCCGCCCTGGGCATTTCCCCGGAGGAGGCCAAGCGCCAGGGCAGGTTTACCCATGTGATCGAGCCATTTGATTTAAATGCCGGAGACAAGCGCAGTTGGACCATTTACCGCAGTTACGACTTCGGCTATGCCAAGCCCTTTTCCTGCGGCTGGTGGGCAATCGACCACGATGGGACCATGTATCGCATTTTGGAGTTGTACGGCTGCACCGGCACACCGGATACCGGTGTGAAGTGGACACCGGACCGGCAGTTTGCCCAGATCGCCCGGATCGAGAAGGAGCATCCCTGGCTGAAAGGCAGGCAGATCTACGGTGTGGCTGACCCGGCTATCTGGGATGCCTCCCGGGGCGAGAGCGTGGCGGATACGGCGCTGCGCTACGGCATCTACTTTACCCCCGGTGACCACAAACGCATCCCCGGCTGGATGCAGTGTCACTACCGGCTGCAGTTTGACCAGGAGGGATTTGCCCGTTGCTATGTGTTTGACACCTGCAAGTCCTTTATCCGTACACTGCCCACGCTGCGATTTGACGAAGTTTGCCCGGAGGACTTAGACACCACCGGGGAGGACCACATTGCCGACGAGTGGCGCTATCTGTGCATGGCCCGGCCCATCCGCCCTATGGCCAAAGTGCCGGATGCGGTCCAGTTGGCAGACCCGTTAAGTTAGCATTCATCGCTGCAAGCGATGAATGCAGCGATATAAATCCCTGTGGGATTTGCGATATGCGTTGATGCGCGCGATATTCCGCTGCGCGGAGCGATATGCCTGCGGGCGAGAGCGGGGTGCGTAGGGGCGAACTGTGTTCGCCCGCGGGCCGTCGAAGGCGCCGGCCCCTACATTTGTGCTGTACCGCTACCAAGGGCGGAAGGCAGCAACGATACCGAGCGGCGCAGGGAAGTAGCGATACGGTATGCACCGTGCACGCATTAAAAAAGGAGGATTTATGGAGGAAACACAAAACTTGAGAGAACTGCCTGTTGGGACAGCGCAGGTGAAAAAATTTATGGAGGTGTTGCGTCGGTACAAGGCGGGCAAGGCCCAGACGGAAAGCCGCATTATCTCCAGCGAAAATTGGTGGAAATTGCGAAACACCACCCAGCAGAAAGCGGAAGGTTTGACCAAAGGAGAGGGTTTCACCAGCCGCAGCGGCTGGCTGCACAACGTCATCGTCAGTAAACATGCAGATGCGTTGGAGGCCTATCCCGAGCCAAATATTTTACCCAGAGAGCCGGCAGATGTGCCCCAGGCCCGGATGCTCAGCGCCATTATCCCTTGCGTGCTGGAGCAGAACCGGTTTGAGGAGGTTTACTCCGATGTGATGTGGCAGAAACTGAAAACCGGCACCGGTGTCTATAAAGTGGTGTGGGACAGTGGCAAACTGAATGGTATGGGCGATATTACCGTGGCGAAAGTCAGCCTGCTGAACCTGTACTGGGAGCCGGGTATCACGGACATTCAGACCAGCCGGTATCTGTTCCACACCCAATTGCAGAGCAAGGAACTGCTGATCCAGGCACACCCGGAACTGGCGGGAAAACTGAGTGCAAACACCTTTTTGTCTGCCAAATTCCTTTATGATGACCCGGTGGATGACAGCGACAAGGTCACCGTCATTGAGGTGTATTACCGCAAGCAGGTGGGTCAGCGGCAGACCTTGCAGTACTGCAAATTTGTGGGGGAAACGGTGCTGTACGCCACGGAAAACGATCCGGAACTGGCATCCCGGGGGCTTTATGACCACGGCCAGTACCCCTATGTGTTTGACACCCTGTACCCCATTGAGGGATCGCCCTGCGGCTACGGCTATGTGGATCTGTGCCGCAATCCCCAGACGGAGATCGACCTGCTGAAATCCGCCTATGTGCGCAATGCCCGGGTGGGATCTGTGCCTCGGTACTTCTCCCGGATCGACGGCAATGTGAATGCGGAGCAGTTTCTGGATCTGGAGCAGCCTTTGGTGCAGGTCAGCGGCAATGTGGATGAGGCATCTCTCAGAGAGATCCGCCATTCCGGGTTGGACGGGTCGTACCTATCGCTGCTGGACCGGACCATCGACGAGTTGCGCCAGGTCAGCGGCAATACGGAGGCGGCTACCGGCGCGGTATCTTCCGGTGTCACCGCCGCGTCTGCCATTGCAGCGCTGCAGGAGGCTGCCGGCAAGGGCAGCCGGGATGCCACCCGGAACGCTTACCGGGCATTCAGCCAGTTGGTGGAACTGTGTATCGAACTGATCCGCCAGTTTTACACCCTGCCCCGGCAGTTTCGCATTACCGGTAATATGGGGGAAATGACCTTTGTCAGTTTTGAAAACGGCGGCCTGCAGCCCGTGTCTCAGGGTATGGAATTTGGGGTGGATATGGGTTACCGTTTGCCGGTGTTCGACATCAAAGTGTCCGCCCAAAAGAAAAATATTTACACCAAAGTCACACAGAACGAACTGGCGCTGCAGTTTTTCCAGTTGGGATTTTTCAATCCCATGCTGCGGGATCAGGCGCTGCAGACCCTGGAGATGATGGATTTCGACGGCAAGGACAAGATCCTCCAGCAGTTAAGCGCTGCGCCCAATGGGGGCGGGAATTCTGTCTTGCCCGCAAAGGGCGGGGCAAGACAGGCTTTGACCGAGGCGGCAGATCCGCTGACCGGAGAGCAAAGGCGGGAACACGCCACCGTTCGCAAGGCGCGGGAACAGGCACTGAATGCATCCCAGCCCAGGTGAATTCATCGCTGCAAGCGATGAATTCAGCGATATAAATCCCTGTGGGATTTGCGATATGCGTTGATGCGCGCGATATTCCGCTGCGCGGAGCGATATGCCTGCGGCGAGAGGGATTGATATCATATCGACTAAAAGGAGGTCTTATGATTCGGATCACTTATGAAAAATCCAGCAACCGGGTCACGGTATCCGGTCATGCCGGGTTTGGGGAGAAGGGGGAAGACATCGTCTGCGCGGCAGTGTCGGCGCTGGTGCTGACCCTGGGGGAGAATATCCGGGTCTTGCAAAATACCCAGTCATTGTCGGCATACACCGTAGATGTGAAAGAAGGCAGCGCTGCGTTGTCCTGTACAGCGATCGCCGGCATGGAGTCGGTGGTGCGGTGCGTGTTTGGCGCGGTATGCTGCGGATTTGAACTGGTGCAGAATATGTACCCGGAATATGTGTCTTATACGGAGAAATGGACAAGGGATACTTAGACAATGATCGAACAAATTCCAACTTATCGATCAGTCGCAAAGAAAGAGATTGTCATTTCGACCAAGCGTAGCGCGTGGAGAAATCCGTTTCCTTGGGAAAAGAATACGGATTCCTCGGCTACGCTCGGAATGACAGGCGGTGGGCGTTACACAGAGTCCGATTGCGGGCGGATATGGAATCCGCCCCTACGGGGTAGATGTGGGGGAGGGATTGTAGGGACCGGCCTCCGGACGGTCCGGCAGAACACGGCAGGAATGTGCCGAAAACCAATGCGAAAACGTAATATTCGTCTGCACGGGCCGTCGAAGGCGCCGGCCCCTACTTTGCACGCATTAAAAACAGGAGGAGTTATGAAATATAAATTTTGGCTATTGCAGCTTTTTGCTGATGGCATATCGGGCGATACAGGCGCTGCCGACGCCGGGCAGCAATCTGCCGGAGGATCTCCGGTGCGGGCGAACATGTCGCAGGACGCCGCTGCGAAACCTACGCGGCTTACATGGGCGCAGATCATGGCTGACCCGGAGTACAACCGGGAAATGCAGAAAATCGTCAGTGCCCGTCTGAAAGCCGCCCAAGCGGACAGTGTCCGCAGACAACGCGTTACCGACCCGGGTGGTGACCGTCACACCGTTGGGGGTCACTCGGTAACGAAGGCTGCCGTGGAGTCGGCGGCACCTGGGAAAGCGGGCAGCGCCCGCAGGCAAAGCGTTACCGACCCGGGTGGTGACCGTCACATTGTTGGGGGTCACTCGGTAACGAAGGCTGCCGTAGAGGAGGGCACTCAAAATAACGCAGCGCAAACCCGCAGCGGAAAAAATCCGGAACTTTCCCAGGGAGGGTCAAGACCCTCCCCTACAGAGGATAGCCGGGCGGACAGTCGGCTGCGGCAGCACTTTGCCTCCCTTGTGGAGCAGGCAGAGAATTTGCGGCAGGTGTTCCCGGACTTTTCTCTGGAGCAAGCGTTGCAGGACCCGGTATTTTTCCGGCTCACTGCGCCCCACACCGGGGTGTCGGTGGAGAGCGCCTATTATCTGCAAAACCGGCAAAAACATCAAGTGGCTGCCATGCAGGTAGCCGCCCGGAAAACCGCGGAAAAACTGGCCAACACCATTCGCAGCGGGCAGTTCCGCCCGGTGGAAAACGGGACAATTGCCCAGGCACCTACGCTGACCACGTTTGACTATGCCCACGCAACCGCGCAGCAGCGCCAGGCGCTGAAAAGTGCCATTCGCCGCAGCGCCAGCCGGGGAGAAAAAATCTACCCGACCGAACTTGGTTAGTGCACAATTCACAGTTCACAGTGCATAGTTGTGGTATTTGCTAACGCAAATGATTTAAATCGTCGGCGAAGCCGACACCTTAACTGTGCACTGTGCACTATGCACTTTGCACTGAAAAAACAATCTTTGAAATTTGAAGGGAGAACATTTTATGAACACTATGAATACTTACAAAACCTTTATGAATCTGCAGTTGTTTGCCGAGGCAGGCAGCGTTGTTACCACATCCACCGGCTATGTGGATGCCAATTCCGGTGACAAGACCGCTTTTGACGGCAGCAACGATATGTCTGCCGCACTGAAGACTTTCTATGATACCGAACTGCTGGAAAATGCCAAGGTGGAGATGTTCTATGCTCAGTTCGGCAAGAAGCAGCCTCTGCCTGCCGGCCGTGGCACCACTGTGGAGTGGCGCAAGTGGAACACCTTCGACAAGGCGGGCAAACTGGAGGAAGGTGTGATCCCCACCGGTCAGAAATTCGGCATCAGTTCCCGCACCGGTGTGATCAACCAGTACGGTACATACGCAGCGGTGTCTGACCGTCTGGAGATGCATGCCTATGACGATGTGATCCTGGGCGCCACCGAGGAAATGGGCGCATCTGCCGCCCAGACCCAGGAGACACTGATCCGTGACGCGTTGCTTGCCAACACCAATGTACTCTACTGCCAGAACGAGGACGGCAACCAGCCGGAGTCCTGCTCCGAAATGGATTCTACCTGCCTGCTGAGTCCTGACATGGTAGCCAAGGCGGTGACTTTGATGAAGAAGAACAGAGTTCCCACCATCGGCGGCAAGTATTATGCAGTGATCCACCCCAGCGTGGCATACGATCTGCGCAAGTCCGATGCCTGGGTGGAGGCCCACAAGTACGCCGCCCCCGATCAGATCTTCAACGGTGAGATCGGTGAACTCCACGGCTGCCGCTTTGTGGAAAATGTCTTTGCCCCTGTGCTGGGCGGTGATTATGCCAATGCCCAGGGCGGCGTGACCTATGCCACTTTCTTCTTTGGCAAGGACTCTTTCGGTATCATCGATCCCGAAGGCGGTGCGCTGGAGATGATCATCAAGGACAAGAGCCAGGTCGGCGGTCCTCTGAACCAGTTTAGCACCATCGGCTACAAACTGGAGACCAACGGCGCAACTGTGCTGTACCCCGAGCGCATCCTGCGTGTCATGAGCGTTTCCAGTTACAGCGGTACCGACGAGGAGAACTGAGAATCAATCGCCAATAGCGATTGATTCAGCGATATAAATCCCTTGCGGGATTTGCGATATGCGCTGACGCGCGCGATATTCCGCTGCGCGGAGCGATATGCCTGCGGGCGAGAGGGATTGATATCATATCGCATCGCGAAGCGATATATCGCTTTTGCGAAGCAACATATCGACCAAAAAGGGGCGGGTTTTCCGCCCCGCCAAATCCCGGTTTGTCGCTCTGTCGAGCGAGTTGGCAGTTGATAGTTGATAGTTGACAGTTGTGGTATTTTCTTTCAGAAAATAATTTAAATAGTCGGCTTTGCCGACACAATAACTGTCAACTGTACACTGTCCACTGTCAACTATTTATCGAGCAACCGCTCGAGAAATGGGGATTTGAAGGATTATCCGTAGTGAAAGGAGATTTTTATGGAAGAACGTGTAGAAGTATTTATCCCCAAGGGTGGGGCAAATGAAGAACCCAATCTGTTTGTGGCGGTCAACGGTGTCAACTATCTGCTGCCCAAGGGCAAGACATCTAAGGTCGTGCCGGCGGTGGCAAAGGAACTGGAACTGTCCCGCAAGGCTCAGCAGCGCCAGGACAGCCGCATCGACGAAATGCTGAGCATGTAA